CGGACTGCGTAAGGGAGCTTGTCACCATCTTGGTAACCAAAGATGTGCCTAGCAGCCTCGATAGGGACTAACGTAGGCACACCTTTTTTGAACTTGTAATCAACACCGGCATGACGATCAGCCAGATCGGTGTCACTACAGTTGGTTACATAGACTTCCATCAGAACGAAACCGAGTCACCGTAGATGCGAATGTCAACAATGGCCGATGCCGCGTTGGTGACGTTCAAATACAATGCCGAGGTATTTGCTCCGTTGACTGTTGTGGTCAGTGCGTAGGGGCTGGCAACTACCAAGTCTTGGAACCTGTTAACAGCAGTCAAATTTGCTAATGAGACTGTTGCTACAACCGCATTGCTAGTGTTGCCATCATTGGTTGTCGTGATATTCACGTTAGCCAAAGATGCACTAGCATTTGCGTTCTGTACCGTGACCCGACGAATAATTACCTGACCCGATCCTGCAAGTGCGTTCCCATTGGTGAGACCGCCTTGAAAGAATGGGATGGCCACTACCGCATTGCCAGCCGTTGCCAAAGACGCTCCGCTAACTCGTGCTATTGCATAAGTACCAAAAGAGTCTGGTAGGTTTGATCCGACTGCATCTGCGCTTGCCATGTCTACTCCTTAAGCAGTAGTAAACGTGGAATTTGCAGTCAGACCGCCATTCACCGTTAGGAAGGTGATGGTGTTTGCAGTCGTAGTCGAGTTGGCAACTACGTTCACACCGTCACTGATCAGAACTCCACCAGTGTTTGCTGGGGTCAGCAAAACCAACGCGGTTCCATTGTTAGCGTAAATCTGGCTGTTCAGTGTGGGGAACATCAGATATACGCCAGCAGGAACTACGTTGCCAGCGACCGTCGCAGGGGCGATAAGAGTCTGAGTGGTGAAGTACGCACCAGCCGTGTTGCTATTAGCACCAGCAACCAGGATCTTGTTTAGGGCGAGAGCCATGTTTCTCTCCTTACAGGGTCAGCGAGTTGTAAGAACCCACCCGAGTCATAGACTTCGGTTTAGTACTAATCAACTCAGCAATCATCAGCACGGCGCCGACGTAACCAATCTGCCAGTTAGGCAAAGTGGACTCAAACCCAGTAAACACAAACGAACCCTGCTCGTGGATGTACAAGTTCAGGTAGTTTGTGTTGACGAAGTACACAATCCCTTCTGGGCAATAAGGGTCTGCGTAGATCGGAACGCCAGCAACCATCAGTGCACGGAATGCAGCCTGTGGGCCGTTGTTGTCACCATCAAACCCAGAGCCTGGGGTAATGGTGTACTGCTCTTGACCAACAAAGTCTTGAGCCAACAGAGTCCAAGTACCAAATCCGCAAACACCAAAGCTAGGCACTTCCGCACCGTTCTTCACGGTTCCAGAGATGTATTGCAGGATGTTCTGACGGGTTGGGTTGACGTTACCAGCGTTGTAAACCTTCGACTTCCACCATGTGTAGGTGCTACGGTTGATGTTGCCGTAGGTCTGAAGGTTAGTACCATCGTCAATCGCGCCTGGGAGGCCGATGAACTGCTGGGTATTCGTGTAGTTCTGGTACAGCGACGTTGCCATCGCGTCCATCATCACGTTGGTCGCATCGTTCATCCGCGCTTCGATCAGCGGGATAATTGCTGCGTCCTGCTGAACCGCACCTTCCATCCCGAGGAATGGGACTGGTGTGATCATCAGCTTGAGGTTGAACTCAGCGTTGTAAGCACCCTGCTGGACAGACGGTTGAGCGAACGAGCCGCTGTAGTCCGACCACTGTGCGTTTACAAACTGAGCGCCTTGGACAGGCACTGTTACGGAAGACACACCGCCGCTGGCTTGCTGACTGTTAGCAATCAGTGCTGCGAGAAGAGGGGTCGAGTTATAGAGCTGTACAACCAGCTTCGGGATGAATGCCCTACGAGTGACGTAAGTTAACTCAGTGTACTGAGTTGATCCCGTTGCCGGTAGAATTCCGCCACCAATGGCCATATCAATCTCCGGTAAGGTTTACAAACCAATAGGACGATTCGGTCGCCGCAAATCTTGCAATGCGCTGACCGCTTCGTTTCTTGCTGCGGTAATTGGGTTTTTCCAATACTTATTCAAATCAAATTTCTGAATAACTTGTGGATTGTACCCGGAAGGCGTGGGTGTCGCGGCTTGCTTCATCCACTCGTGATACTCAGCGGCGGTCTCGTGATTAGTGATACCGCGTTCAAGCATGATTTTCTCAATGCCCTTGATATCATCGTCAGAACTTGCCAAGCCCTTTTGCTTCAACGAATTGCGACGTTTTTGCAGTTCTTCCACGGCGTCACGCTCTCGGAGTCTGTTCTCCAAAGATTGGACTCGTGCTTCTGCTGCTGCCACGGCAGTGTTGGTGTGATCTTCAATTTCCAGTTCAGGAATCGGAAGATCTGGTCTAGCCTTCTTGGTCATCCGCAAAAATTCTTTGCGGGTGGAAGGATTCTCAGCAAGTTGCTGGGCCAATGCTGCGAGTTCATCACGAGCATCAACTGATAAGTTTTCAAGAGACATTGTTACCCTCGTTACAATGTGGTTTAGATGACGCGCTTGCCGTCAGCAGGCTTTTGAACAGCCATCTTGTTCTTAGAAAGATCAGATGGTTTGTCCAGGCCGCCGAGACGGGCATAGCGAGGAGTGTTGATCATTTGGCCGTTTTCCTGACGATCATCAGTTGGGCGGCGAGGAGCAGAAGCTCCGCGAGGCTTAAAGAGGTCCATGTTTTATCCTAGTCCAGGAGGTTTTGGCGCACCAGCGCCAGGGGGCGCCATCCCCGGAGGTGGGGCTGACTGAATTGCACGAGACTCAGGGGTCATGCCACCGGCCTTGGGTAGCGTCTGCAACATTTGCAGAATCTCTGATTGCTGGAGTTCTCCAGTTTCATTGCGCTTGCCGCCCAGCAAACCACCGAGTTTGCGAGAGGCTTCCATGATTGCTTTGCCTTCTTCTGAGTCTGCACCAATTGATGGGAGAGACTGGTCAAGAAGATCAAGAGCAATAGAGATATTGATCATTGCTGCTTCACGAGTGCCCATCTGCTTTTCAGGCGTGGACATTGGAGCAGCCATAGGAGGTGTCTCAGGAGCAGATGCTCCAAGAGCAGAAGCAGTTTCAGAAGGTGATTCAGGCTTCTGACCCTTCTTCATCAAATCCATCAATTTATCTGGGGGTACGCTCATGTGCGACCTTGTATACCTAATTAGAAATCAAGTCAAGTGGGAGGCTCATCGCCCACCTCCCGCAGGCCGGTTCAGAAACCTGTTACGTTCGGATTACTTCCGACCTTTACGACCACGACGTGCCATGACGATCTCCTGGTTGCGGGGCCACTTGAGAAGGGCAAGCAGCCATACCCATCGAACTCTTTATGCCGGGATTACCGGCGGGTCTTGCGACCGCGTTTCATTGCTTTGTACATTGCAATTACCTTCGTGTGTAGTCACGGGTCATGCGGGAGGAACTACCCGCACTGCCCATCCTATTCGTCTGTGTACGGTACGTCAAGGATGGAGTTGCTTGTCTTGAGTCTAGACTTTTAGCAGTAACGCGGGGCTGATCCCCGGTCTTTGTGTAGCCTTGCGTAACCATTACTTCTCCTTTGGAGGTTGCATAGCCGCTTGCTGGGCTTGTGCTGCTTCCATCTTTTTGAGACGGTCTTTCAATTGCTGTTTCATGGGTGGTTCAAGCAAGTCTAGCAAGGATTCCTTGTCAATGACTTGTGCTTTGAACAGATTGAACGCCAATTGACGCAAATCTTCCATGAAGATGGGTGAATTGCTGTGTGCATCCACTTTTACAGCGTAATTTTTAGGCAATTGCTCGGCAATGAACCGATTGCCCTTGGTATCCGTGTAATGAGTGTTTGGATACGCCTGCATGAGCTTGAGATACAGAGTCGCCATCTTTTCTAGCGAATCTTCAATGACAAGCGCCCGTTTTTTGGCACGAGATGACCCTAAACGGGCAAGTTGACTGGCATGACCGGACGATCTGACCCCAGACTCGCCTCGTCCTTGCAAGACTGAGACGATCCCAGAGGCTTCTTCGAACATCAGGTCAATTTCACCGATCTCACGGAAGAGATCTGGCGGCATTTGCGGGGCCAGCTTTTCTACCTTGGCGCTCGGCATATCTGTTGCCAAGATCCCGCCTGCTCGGTTGAGAGCAAAGTTTTTCTCATCTAAGATTCCAGTGAATCCAATGAGTGCTGTTGGTGGGCTGACTTGCTTGGACAGGATGTCCAGAATCTCCACCATGCGCTTGTTACGCATTTGCTGGAGGTAGATCAGCCGGGAAACTTCTGACTGACCCCAGTAGTAATCGTAGAGTGGCAGTGGGCAGATCTGGATGAATGGCAGCTCGCCTTTCAGGAAGACGGTGGCGCCAGGACGATCATAGATGATGACATCAGGATCTGCGCGGGTGACCACTTGGTAGTCGCCAGTCTCATCGTTCCAGACCCAGAGTTCCGTCATCTCGACGGTTTCTTCGGAGACTTGTGCTTTGTAGCGGTTGCCGCCAGAGAGATCGAGGTTGACGTTCCCGTAGAGAGTTGGGTCCGTCTGGCTCATGATGATGCGCTGCACACCGTTTGCGACTTCGGTGCGCTCGTGCTGCATATAAGAGACGCGCTCTACGATCTTTTCCCGTTGTGGGTGGCTGTAAAGACGGTTGAAGAGTTCAGACTTAGTGATGTAGTAAGTCTGAATTATTGCTTCTTGTCTATCGGTGTACGGGGTGTCTTCTCGCAGTACACCGATACTGGCCGGTTCCACGAGATACGGATGAATACCGTTTCGATAAACCAGTTTAATAAAGGTGCTGTTATAGCAGAGCGCCCATGAAACCGCTGTCGAGAATACTTGGTCAGCATTGCTGTTTAGCCATTCATCGTTGAGAGCGCGGGTGAGGACCGGAAGTTTGGCCTGCTCTTCATCTGGGACTGCCG